TTGGCTTGTGCGGATAATCAGATTTACCGCGTCACAGAGCGGATAACGCCGCGTGTCGTTTTGCACGACTTTTTCCAGGCAGTCACGGCCCAGACCTCCAACAAACTCATAGCCGAGAACTTTCAGACCATACTTATGCAACTGTCTAGACATCTAGTCCTCCTTGTCATCGACAAATTCGCAGATGATTACACCAAAGATAACGAATGCGATAATCATCCCCATAGTCATCCCTCCCTTGCGAGGATGTCCTCGACTGACTCGCACTTTTGTGGAACGTTGCCTGCCATCATCTCGCAGATGAACGCCATGTTACACGCCATGTGCTTGTAATGGGCGATCCCCGACTCGGAATCGACAGAATCCAGCTTTCGCACAAATTCGAGCGTATGGCGCAGGAGTGCGTCAACGTATCGGCGCATTTCCACGGTCTTCCAGTTCTCGGAATCGCCATACTTCTTGTTGCCGTACATGCGGACCTCTGCAATATCCTTGACGATTTGCGTCGGTACAAGCGAAATCTGGAGCTTTCCCGCATCGGCCTTTGCAGACTGGCCATCTTTCGTCACTTTATCTTTCCTCCATTTCTGTAGGCCCGGATTTCTCCGATAAGCGAATAGACATTTTTTGACAGCTCGTTGACATCACGACGAAGCTCTTCGATTCTCTTGTAGTCCTCGAACAGCTTGTCTACACGCACCTCTACCGCCGTCACGCGCGAATCATTTGCATTGCTCGATGCGCTCTGGGCATATAGCGTAAATGCGGACATCATCGCTACGAGTCCTGTAATCAAGGGCTGCAAGAACTTGCGCCACTTCTCTTGTTCTGAATGGTTCGTCAAAAGGACCTCGCGAATTAGTCTATAACGGATACGTCGATCTCGTAATTGATAACGACGCCTTCAGCAATCTTGTTCATGCCAAAGTTAAAAGCGTAAGATACGTCGGTCACCCGACTCATAATATTTTTGGTGTCAACACCAAAAAATGTAGAGCCTCTGACCTTTGCAAAAATGCCCATTTTTGGACTGTCGCTATTTTGGCCGCCTCCAGCATAAGTATACTCGTGCCTGACAATCATGGGAACGACATCATCACTCAAGGACGAGTTGGTCGTAAGACAGATACTCTCTAGCCATATATTCCCTTTTTGGGCATTCGTCAAGGTATGCTCAATCTTGAAAAAGCCATTCGATGCTTCGGACGAAGTAATCGTATGACTTCCGGACAGAACAAACTGGGATGTGATAGCACATGCCCCTATATTAGCTCTTGCTTGCGCTTGCTCAACGGAATTAAAGTCCTGCTGAAAAGTTATGATTACCTTGTTTAGTTTTCCCATATCGCCTCATATCTCTATTACTATATTATATCCTCTTATGCACTTTCAATACTAGATTCTGTAATATGCACCCGAATATAGGCGAACCATCATCGAAGAATCTTTGAATTGCTAATCCAGTTCCCGATTCTGCTGTTTCACGTGATCCGACGTATGCTATTTTCAACATAGATCTTGAAGAAGTGCCTTCCTCATCTGTTCCAATAGTTGTTGATATACCGCCTAATGTCGGCGTGTAGCCAATATTAGGCGCTAATTCAGCTATTGGCGCATTGTGCGTCGTGTAAAATCTGTCGCCTATATACCTAAGCATTACATTCCAGCTAGGAGAAATCGAGCTTGTTTTATTTATTCTGCAAGAACTAGTGAACTTGACTGTATCACTAACGGGCGAATAAAGTATACGCATATCATTGTCATTTCCTGGTATGACGCCGCCGTATTGCAGCCTGAATCCATTGTCGAATTCCCATTCATTAGTAATGTCGATGAAGTTGCCTTCCGGTTCAGATGTAGTCAATTGCCCATCTGCTGTACAGTATATGCCGTTACCAACTTTGGCTTGAAGTTTGCCATTACTGTTTAGTTCCAAACCTTTAGAAAACATTACTGAAATGTTATTATCAGTAATATCAATACCGTCACCCGCAGTGTATGGAGTACCGCTACCGCTACCGCTCCCGATTGCGAAAATCTGAAACTGGTTGACAAAAATTCGAAGGCCTGCCGGAATGTCGGACTCGAGCGAAATGGCTACAGACATCTTCGTCCTGGCGCTTAACTTCACAAGCTTTGTCGTGGTAACTCTTTCTTCGTGGTTGTACGAGAAATCGAACTGTCTTCCGGCAACGTAGCAAACCTTGTTTACCGGTGCTCCGCTCCAAGACAAAGTAAGTCGAACGCTTGCAAAGTAAATTCCTGCATTCGCGTAGACATTTCCGAACTGCACTCCGCTTTCGACATCGCCTTCTGTCGGAACAAACTCCAGTCCGTTACCGATAACAGATTGACCTTCACTTATCCTGAATCGGTCTACATTGACACTCTCCTCGCTGCCCACTGTGTCGATGCCCGATGAATTGAACCATCCGCAAGAAGCTCCGCCATTCGCCTCCACATCAATCTCGAATGTCTTTGTATTCGTCTGTTGATCCGTTGTCGCCGTCACCGTGATTGTGTTGTTCGGCGAGACGATGTCAACGTTCGGAACTTCTTGAGGCAAGTCGATATCTTCGAACTCGACAGACATTACGCCATTTGCGTTCTGCGAAATAGACTTGACAGTCTTTGTCGATGAGCCGTTGAACGCTACTGCGTCTTGCCTATCTTTCTTTTGTGCAAGGCTTTCTGCTATGTCATCAATGCTCAATGGAGTTACATTGTACCTCGACATGAGCAAAGAGCCATAGCGGTTGTACACATAAATGTCGTACGCATTGCCGTCATCCGCAAGGATGATGTTGGAACCGAGCGAATCAAGTGGAATCCTGAACGGGTGCAGCGTCCCGTCGAAATCGCTTGCGCAGTAATACTTATCTCTAGTACCGTGCAGATAGACTTCTATGTAGCCTCCAGTTGCCGGCTTGCCTGCCGTATTGATGACTTGGAAAATAGGGTCTACGAGATAACGCAGCATATCCGCTCCATGTAAAAATTTGTCATTGTCCGGGATAAGGACCTTTCATTGATATATATAGCCTCCCCAAAAAAAATATAAATTTATAATGGAGGATTTTATGAATTTTTTCGAATGGAAGACGGTAAAGCGCAAGCGTTCAAGAAGCCTGCATTACACGGATAAGGACTTTGTCCGAGGCTACGATGTCGATGTACGCGACATCGTTAACTTGTCAAAAAAGGTTGCTCAGGACACGTTGACTTACTCCGAACGCGAGAGGCTCGGCGTGCATATAATCACCATCGTCAACATCGTCTTCGAAAATCCGAAGATAAGGATAATCGACCGCGACATAAAGCTACAAGCCGCTGAAAGATCCTTTATCGCGATGTGGAAATCCCTTGACAAGCTAAGCGAAAGAAACGCTTTCTCGTATCTCTATACTGTAGGGTTCAATGCGTGGAAAAAGTTTGCAAGGGCGTCAATAGCGAAGAGACGGAAGAACGATGCAATATGCACACATATAAATGAATGCGTAGACTTGTACATAAACGAATGTTCCTCCGGGAAAACTCCTGCGATTGCAAACGACTAAAAAGAGCCCCGCAAAGCGGGACCCTTTTTTTGTTTGGAGGAAGTAAATGAATTTACTTAAACGACCTTTACCTTGTTCACATCGGCATCCTTGACGAGAATCAAGGCGCATGCACGCGGTTCGACGATGCCCGCCATGTACGTATCTGTCCAGCGCGTGATGTTCTGACCCTTGAGGACATCGATGGCTCTGTTCTGGAACACGGTGATGCCTTCGTTCGTAGCCATTTCGGTGTCGGCGTTGGATGCGTCGATTTCGTCCAAGGTTTCGAATTCCATCGCGCCGTCGAGACGCACGATGCCGGAGAAGTAATCGCCAGCTTCGAGGAACTTGACATCGCCAGCCGTGGTAACCTTGGCTGCAAGGGCGGTAATTGCTGCGGCCTTGGAAGAGCCGAGGGCGGAACCGTCAGCATTGCAGAGCTGCTTGTTGCCCTGGTTGACGAATTCGTCAACGGCCTTGACAATCATCACGCCGTTACTTGTACCATCTTCGACGGCGATGAAAGCCTTGAGCGTGTTGGTGCGGTCACCGACGATGTCGGTTGCGTAAACGCCCTTGATCCAGATGACGAATCCCTTCGGAATCTTGACTGCAATCGGAGTGCTGGATGCGCTCAAGGTGATGGATGCTGTGCCATCGCCGTTGTCGACATATGCGATTCCGTCAACGGTTGCCATAGCCGTTGCGAGAGCGGAGCTTACAGATACGAGAGGCATGAACTGGCAGGAGCGCACTTCCTGGCCGCCGAGCGTACCGATGAGGCCCTTGGAGAACATCGGGTCTGCATCCTTCGGCTTGAAGGCGTCACCGGCATCGGAGAGCTTGGCATTGATCATCGGGTCGATGAAGAAGAAGCGGTCTTCGTCAGAAACGGAAGCGAGGAAGTTGGAGGCAGCGGTGAGCGGACCATAGCCGATACCGAAGAATGCCGTGTTCTGTTGTCCGAAGTCACCGTCATATACGGAGTAGGTCGAGCCATCGATTGTCTTGCCCTTGAGGCCGTCAATCGTGTCGCGGACCGTGCCGTTGATGAGCTTCTTGCCGTTCGGGATTGCGACTTCCTTATCCCAGTCAAGGTCAGTGACCTTTTCGAGCAAGTTCGTTGCAATCGCAACGTTTCCGACCTTGAGTGTCTTGGTCACCTTGCGCTCGACAAGGTTGGAGGCGCCAGTGCCGGAGATGTCGACACCACGCTGATATTCGCCAGCATCGGTCACGACGAAGTCATAGGCAGTGCCGTTGCGCTTGCCCTTGAGCTGGTCCTTGAAATACTTGCGGGAGCCGACGGTGAGGTAGGCAGCCGATTCGGCTGCGCGAAGAGCGATGAGTTCGGTCTTGCGGGAGGTTTGGAAGGTATTAGCCATGATGTAATTCCTTTTTTAAAATTCGTTTATCCACGCGGGTGCTGCTTGAGGTAATTGTTCCAGTAGGCCCTATCGTGGACTGGTTCGCCACCGGCTCCGCTTGCGGAAACTTGTCTCCCGGTAATCGGGATGGCTGCTTTCGGTGTCTGCGCTGCTGGCGGCGTGTTGTTGGGCTTGCTTTCGGTCTTCGCGGAAGATTCTCCGAGAATTTCCTTTGCAAGCGTGTGAAGGTTGTCCTTGATCATTACGGGAGACTTGTCGGCAAATACACGGCGCAATGCGTCCATGTCTGTCATGAGTCTCTTGAGGACGAGAGGATAGCGTTCAAGATCGGACAAGTAGTTGATGACTACGTTGTTCGGGTCGAACTTGTCGAGAGCGGCCTTGAATGGACCCCACTTACTTTGTACAAGCTCGTTGTATTCTTCTCGTTCCTGTTCCGTTTTGAACGAAAGGGATATTCTTCTGTCGGTCTCCGCCTTGAGTTCTTCGGCTTCGCTATCCTGGATAGCGTCGCTGGCCTGCTTGAGACGGTCATTCCATTTCTGCTCTTCGAGCTTGAAGTTCACAAAGTCATCTGTATTGCCGTTGAAATCTTCCAGCTTCAAGCCCTTGTACTTCTCAAGTTTAGCCTTTAGGTCGGCAATCTCTGCCTCGTACTTTTCCCTCTGCTGCTTTCTCTTCTGCTTTTCGCGGGCGAAAGCGTGGGCGGTACGTTCTTCCTTCGAGTATTTCACCGAAGGCGGCTGCTTGCCGTCCCCATCCGTGGAGACTTTCGTTTCTTCAGGCGTTCCCTTCGCGCCTTCTTCCGGGTCATCTACTTTCGGCTGCTTGTCCTCTGTAGATTTCGGTGTGACGGTTGTGTCAGTTTTTGTCGGTTCGGTATCTTGCTGTGCAGGCTTCGATTCCGCAGACATCTTGTCCGCAACCATCTTTTCTGCCATTTCTGAACTTATCATGGTTAGGCTTCCTCTTTACGGATGTTGTTGCACTGGAGCGTCCGTTCGCATCCACTTGGATATATAGCCCTTCACGCCTACAGCTTCGGGGCCTTTGGAAATTTTATTCCGTAATCGATGTTTCCAGCCTTCGTGATCCGCTTCTTGGCTCCGTTTTGCGCTCCCCAGTAGGCATGCATGGCGATTCCTAGAGAAGGGCTTGACACAAGCTTTTCCACCCTCTTTGCCGTTTCTGCGGTAGTCCCTGCGGACGGGTAGAAATAGCCCTTGTTCGGATTCGAGCGGAAATAGATGAAGGCACCGCCCGCAGCAGGAATGACTCGCGCGATGCACGATGATGTTATATGCAACGGAAGACGGGGAGTATTGTCCTCGTTCCAGTATTCAGGCAACCGGCGAAGCTCGGCATTGGCAGCCCTTCGTGCAGACAAGGAATTCTTGTACCTTGTCCCTACAAGCGCCTGGAACTTTTCGAAAATCCTGGCTCGCTGCGCTTCCGTCTGCCTGCGTGCAGCCCTACGGTTGGCGTAGTTGAAGTTAAGGTTGTGCAGGACATTGCCCGCCTCGAATCTTATCGACATCCTATCCTCCGAAAGTAGCGTCTACGCCATCGCTTACCCCTTCGGCGTATCCCTTGCGCTCGCCTTCAGCGAAAGATTCACCTCTCGCGTCAGCAGCCTTCTGCGCTTCGATTGCTACCTTGTCCGTAGCGTTCTGCGCTTCTGCGATGGCCTTCTTACTTTCAACCTGAAGCTTGTCCGCATCGATCTGGAGTTTCTGCGCTTCGGTAGCTCCCTTCTGCTGCAACTGGGCCATAGCGAGGGCGACCTTGTCCTTTTCGGCAACGCTGAACTTTTCCCAGTCGAGAGCGCGGGCTTCGCGGTTTTCCATCAGCGATACCTGGGCTACATCGAGTTCCTTTTCGAGCTCGCCGTTCTTCGCAATCTGCTCGTCAAGCAGCGCTGCGTACTGTTCGAGGGTCTCCTTCATCATTTCGAGCTGATGAACTGCACCCGGATCCATGTCTCCGTCCTGCAAGTACAGCAAGTCCTTCGGGAGATTCGCGAGGATGTTTCGGCTCAAATCCTTGCCGACATCGTCTTCGAGTGTGTCCGCAAAGAACTTAGCAACAATCTGCTTCATGTTGTCCGGAAGGATTGTCGCCAATGCTGTCAATTCCTGCCGTGCCTTCATCTGTCTTGTAATGACTGACGGCCCGTTTTCGAGCGTAAAGGGCAGCTCCACGCCTCCGTTCAAAAGCTGGATGATTATCCTTGACAAAGTCCTACACGCAAGGTAAGCGTTGTTGTAGTACGATGCCGTATTGCTTTCCTTGCTCACCTGTTGTCGCAGAATCTCGGTCGCTGTCTTTTCTGGCGCACCTTGCGGAATGCCGGTCAACGGAACGCCTACGGTGTCCTCCATCAGCGTGCGACAGATGTTGATTGTCTCGCGGAGGTCCCCGGTCTGGAACTGCTCGGTGATTGGCACAGGCTGATGGTCGCCCTTCCACAGAACCGCCGCCGCATCGTCCTTGTCCGCATTGCTGTAGTAGTTTTCCAGCCCCTCGATTGCGGATACGTGCAAAAGATAGGACCCCTTTGTCGTGCGCCCGCAACGCTCGATGAGCGACGAGTAGGAGGTGTTCGCGCCAAGCTCAAGGCTCAAGGTCTGCTGCACGATGCCGTTGTAGTTAATTTGTCCTTTGTTGTCGTGTATCTCATTTCCTGCGAACCGCACAATCGGGATGTACGAAATCGGCAACAGCTCGGATTGCACGACCTTGTTGCCGCAGATCCTGTAGAATCGGACACCTTCGTTTTCCTTGACATAATATGACACGATGGCCACCATGTCATCCGGGCACGACCATTGCTTCATGTCGTTGATGTTCAGCAGTCCCTGCATTGTCGGGTAGCCGATAGGTATGACATCTTCTCCGTACAATCGTTTAGCCTTGCGAATGGACTCGTAGTTGACAATGGCGCCTTCTTCCGCGTCCGATGCGTCCTCCTTGACCACGCAAGGGTCAATTGCCACGCTGTCGATGTGCTTGACAGACTCGATTACGATTTTCGGCTCTTTTGTAAGCGTGTCAATTTCTGTCGATACGACGCCGAAGCCGTAGCCCGTAAGCACATCCTTTCGGAACGCATCCTGCAACGCCATCTTCAGTTCGCAATCCGCCTCGATGGTATCGATGCCTTCTTGAATCTGCTTCTGCACTTCTTCATCTCGCTCCTTGAGCTCCGTATGCCAAGGAGAAGCGGAGAACGGCGAGACGATAGCGTTCGCGACAACATTCCAGTTGTTCAGCGCTAGACAAGTCCTGTTCTTTCCCTTTCGGTAGCGCTTCTTGAAGTCATCGTCCCAAAATTCCCCGGAATAGCGGCGCAAATCCAGCGTTGCCCTTTTCATCGAGTCCGAAAACCTCGCAGAGCTACGGCGAAGGAAGTCGTTACATTGTTCGATAATTTCTTTGTCAGTCATAAAGATTGATCCTCCTTATGGATATATAGCCCATTTGGTTAGCGGTCGTGCCTGTCCATGCACTCGTAGGAAATGCTCATGGAAACGCTGTAGTCGCTCATCGCCGGAACTCCAGTCTGCTTGAACGTTCTCGAACCCTTCATTATTACAGGGCTTACGCTTTCAGCGGAGAGATTAGCCCAGTCTGTCGGGTCATCGAACCACGGCCTGATTCCGAAAGTGTAGTCATCGACAAAGTACGCTCCAAGAGAAGCCTCTACAGGCATCGCCAATGCGTACTCCAAGTTTGTACCAAGACCAAGCAAAGCGTTACCAATGTCCGTAAGTTTCGCGTTGATGCGGAACCTGTCTACACCGATTCGGAACATACGTACCGTGTCGAAGTTGTGTGTCATGTCGTACCACGGGAAAAGGCGCCCGAACCATCCGTCATCCATCGAAAGAGGATTGCCAAGAAGCGTCTGGTTAAGTACGTATGGGTCAGTTGCGGCAAACAAAGTATTTTCGACGTGCTTGATAGTGAATGTGTGCGTTTCCTTCTTGGTAACGTACTGGAGGAAGCCACCGGAATTGTTCGCGTACGTGTATGTATGGTTGCTGTCTACCGGGTCGATGTTGGTGCGGTCAAGTATGATAGGAGAATCAACGCTAGAATAGTTGTTGGCCCATACGCCATGAACGACTGTTCCGGCAATGGAAGGGCGCAGCTCGTAGTAGTTCTTGAGCGTATTCCCAACCATCTCAACCTCGGCGATTGCATTCACGGTGTAATGCAGCACATAGCCCACAATCGTAGAATTGTAAGCCGTGAACTTTCCGCGCATAGTCAAAGGTACGGACACGTTGCAGCCTTCAATGGCTACGTCTCCATTGACAATGATCGGACCTACAGAAAATGTCGTATTCACCGCAGCGAGCGCAAGCAGATAGGTGATGGATGCGTTCATCGCCATTGTGCTGTTACGCGCGTTTATTGTAGGCTGGAAACCTACGCCAATCTCTCCCGTCCCGGAAATGTCGATGTTGAGCTCGGAATCCTCCACGGTAAGGGCAAAGTTCCCAATGGAGTTAACGGTTACCGTACCACGACAGCTTTCGAATCCGAGAGACACTTTGGCGTCGTGCTCGAAGTTGTCGAAGAGCGCGTTCTTTATGAAAACTCCTTCAAGTGCGATGGTGCAGTGTGAATCAAGAGTCTGCATGCACACGTCGATGACCGGGTCGTTCTGCTGTGATCGTAGCACGCACCACAGATCCATGCGGTCTGCGAAGTCCAGAGGCTGTATAGTGCAGTCATCGTCGATGGTTGGAGAGAGTGACTCGTTCGTAAACATCGAGGCACGAAGCACGCAGTTGTTGAAGATGTTGTCTGCAAGATGCCCGTCTGAAACAATTTCGCAGTTCGTGAAGGTCTTGCCAGCCGTGTCGACAGTCACGACCACCCTTGAGTCTACGAATGCAGCCTTCGGAGTCTGTGCATCCAGGTATACCTCGTCGTACATAATCGCGTCGGAGAAATTCCAACTTGCTCGTACCGAGTGGGACGAAACCTTCGTGCGCCCGTTGACAAAATACGGATTTCCGTCCCAGTCTCCGTAGAAGTAGCTGTCGGACTTGTCGACAAACGCCGTACCCTTCGAAACGGAAATAGAATTTCTGCTGCTCACGTTGAGCGAACCGTAGATAAAGTAAGGATGGCTTACGGAACCGCTGAAGAGCGGGTTCATCCCTGCCGCATTGCAGTAGTTGACTAGCTGCGTGATACGTGTCGTGTGGTCAACATCGGCAAGCTGCGTGTATTGAGGGAACACGCCGAAATGACGGCTGTCAACAAAACCGTCTGGACGCACAAGAATCCATCGTCCTGTGAGGAGGTCGTTGCACTTGATGACGGAACCGTTATCGTCAGCATCCACGGATTCGGAATCCCAGATGTAGCGCACCTGTGCGCAGTCTCCGGCCTCGTAATAGCCGCCGAGAATGATTTCCTTGACACCGTCGACATTCGGAACGCTTTCCGGGTCAATCGTACGGAGGCCGGACATCGTGCCGATTTCCATTGCCGAAAGGGAATCGAATGACGCGCCGAACGCGAGAACGTTGTCGCAGGTGAACTGGAGAGCCCAGCGAGACTCATCAGAAGTGTCTATGCCAATCGCTTCTTCCTCGGCAATGGTTCCGTCACCTACATACTTGTAAAAGTACGCGGTTACATCCTCGTCGATGAATACCTGGTGCTGTGTCCTTCCGAGGATGTCCGTAATCTGCGGGTTTGCAATCGCCGTTCCGTTGCGGTCAAAAATCGGGGCCTGGGTGTTGCCACCCTTCACGTTGAATTGAACGCAACCACGGAGGATGTTACCCTTGAGGTCTCTGTAACATGTCCAGTTGTCAAAGTTTCTCATCGTGCACCTCCGAGCGCCTTTTCAATGGCGTACGCCTTCTGCGGGTTCTTTTCCGCAAAAGACTTGAACCACTTCGTCTTCTTTACCTTGTCTACATTTCTTTCGCCGACATCGTCAGCGTTACCCGTCACGAACTCGTACAGAGAGGACGGTTCAATCTTCGCAATCGGTTCGAGCTGCGTTCCGGCGCTTCCCAAGCCCTGCCCAAGAGCGAGACCGATGTTATACAGCCTCTTGTTCGCAGGAGTCGAAGAACCCATTTCCTTTTCGACTTTCGCGGGGAAGGCGCCCTTCATGACTTCGCGATAGCCTTCGTTAAGCTCCGCGGTGCTTTTTTCCGGAATGCGGGAGGCCGTAGAGCTGGAGCCGCGATACTTTATCGGCTTTTCGTACTCCTTCATAGCCGCGTCGATTCCGCGCTTGAATGGAGTCTTGTACACCAACCGTCCTTCGATCATCTGCGGAGGCTTGCCGAGGATTTCCTCGATGCTTACATTCGGAGTCCCAGGAGTTCCGAAAGCTTCCGAGGTCTCGCTTTCAAATCCGAGCGCACGGAGCTTTTTTGCAGCGTTGTTGTAGCTGTCAAGAACTGACATTTCGTTTTCCGAGTAGTTTACATCTCTCGGTCCGCTCTTTCTGTATGAGCGGGAACCTTTCTTTGCCGCAGCGATAGCCTGGTCTACATTGTACCGTGTGTTGACAAGTTCACGCTTGAGCATATCCTTTTCCTGCTCGACCGGGTCGATATTGCGGAGCCCACGCGCAAAGCCACGCGCTATAGGTCTAGCTTCTGCGCTTCCGCCCTGTGCAATTTTCCACCCGATTCCACGCGCGATCGTCGGGACGGTACCGGCAGCCATCCCTGCGCCAATGGCTGCGCCGATGTCGTAGTCCCTGCCTTGCGATGCGTCGAAAGCCTGCCGACCACCTTCCGCCATTGCAGCGGTTACGCCAGTACGGATGGGTGATCCGCCAAGAATCCTCGTAGTTGGACCAACGCCCATGACAAGGTCTGCTGTTGCGTCTGCTGCAATCGCACGGTTCATGCGTGTATCGTCGAAGTCTCCCGACAGGCTCTGCCTTACAGCCTCTTCCGTAGCTGACGGAGCGAGCAGCGCAGCGATCACGCCTCCGGGAGATTCCAGAGATTCCTTCACGATCTGTCCGCGGTCGTAGTTCTGCTGATGTTCCTGGAGGCGCCTGTAGAACTCTTCGACATCGAGTTTGTCCGAAGGATCGTATCCGAGTTCCTTCATCTTGTACTTCATCTGGTCGTTATTCAGTCCGTACCAGCTTTTCCCATTTTCTGGAGCGATAAGCGAAGAGAACGCGGAATACTCCACCTTCTTCTGGTCAATCGGGTTTTCGTCAAAGGTGAGAGCCTTCGCCAAGTCTTCCGGCTTCGCCTGTTCGTAAGCCTTCTCGCTTTTCCATGTCCAGGAATCTTCCGGGTTGGACATCATCAGCTTCGAATAGAATTTACCAGTAAGTTCGGCAAGTATGTCATCCTTGCTCTTCTTCTTACCTTGTTCGTTCTCAAGGTCGGCGTAGGAAGCGTTTTGCAGGAACGTGCGGTAATGGGCATTGGCAGCCCTTGCCGCGGCCATGTAAAGTGCATCTTCTCTATTCATCGGTTCCCACCTCTCATAATCTTACGGACAAGCTTGCCGTTGTGCAAGATGCCGAAAGAGCCATTGTTGTAATCGACGATGTCGAAGTTGTAGTTCTTGTCGTTCGCCATTGCGGAAATCTTTCCTTGATTCCTGTCGAGCGCATCCAGAGCCGAAAAGAAGCTGATGTTGTTCGCAGCTTCAACAATGCCGGGGTCGGCCTTCTTGAACGTGGACAATTTCTTTTCGATTTTCGCAAGAACTTCCTGCTGCTCCTTCGTCTTCGGCATAGCCTCCCACTTCTTTTGCTCTGCGATTACTTCGTCCTTCGAGACTCCAGCCTTTCCGATGATGCGTGCAGTTTCGGCTGCGGACACGCCGGCGTCCTTTGCCTTCTTTTCCGAAAGCTTGTTTTCAAGCCCTGCAATAAGTTCGTTGACAAGGTCACGGCTCTGCTCGTCATCCGGGATTGTCTTGAGTTCGGAGAGGATGCCGTTTACTTCGTCCTCATCCACCTCGTCATTTCTCAAAGCCTTCCTGGCAAGCGAAATCGTAGCCAGCGGTGTTCTGCCTACTTGTTTTGGTGCATCAGGCTGTTTTTCCGTCTGCGCAGCTTCGCCGTTGCCCTGCTGCTGCATCCTTGGCTGCGAGCGGTCAAAAGGCTTTACAAAGCCTTCTTCGAGCCCCAATCTCCTAGCCTCCTTGACATAGTAATCAAGCGCAGCTTCCGCCTTCGCACGGTCGGCAGAGCTGGATGTTGGGCCGAGTGCATCGTAGTCCGCCTGTGCGTCCTGCAAAGCCTTCATTGCACGGTTGCGCTGCTCTTCTGTAGCTTCCGCCTGCTGTCTTTTCTGCAAGGCTCGGCTTGCTGCAGCCTCGATGCCGGAGCGGTCTCCGTGAACGGCGTAGTCCCACCACCCCATCTCGCCTTCAAGGGTGCGGTCACCGACTACCCCGAGCTTCTCTTCAAGCTCGGCGATTCTTCTGTCAAGTTCCGCCTTACGTTGTTCGTTAGCCATTTTAGACCCCCATCAGCTTATTCTTGCGGAGCATATCGCTGTAGCGCTTATTCACCCATTCGTCTTCAAGCCTCTGCATCCCCAGCTTGGGGGCGATAGCGTCCGCGAATTCGTTCGCCGCTTCTCCGCCAAACTTGCGCTCGAATTCATCGTCTTCGTCAAGGGCTTCTCTCTCTGCCCTCAAAGCCTTCAATTCGTCCATCAGTTCGTCGCGGTGCAAGTCCTTTGCGATGCCTTCCGCACCCCTTGCAAACGCTTCAATGCTGGAGGCCGTACGCGCATTGTTGCGGTCGGTTGTAGCCTGGTGCCTTGCAAGCGCAGCCTCAAGCCCTGCGGGAAGCTGTGCGCCGATGTTGTCACGATTGTAGATGCCTGCCATTGTAAACCCCCTTGTTAGTAAAGTCCAGCCATAGCGTTTGCGTAGGCCGTGTCTGCGCTCATCTTGTCCTGACGAGCCTTGAGGAGGTCCGCCTGTCTTGAGTCCATGACATCAAAGTAATCGTTCGCAAGATTCCCGGTCATGGAAATCTTGTTCCCAAGCGCAGATCTCTTCGTATTCAGCGCGTCCTGCATTGCCCTTGCGTAATCGTCGTATTCCTTATACGCAAAGTCTCTGTCGCTTTCATAATCCTGTTGTGCGGTACGCATAAGCTCGTCATTCTTTTTTGCGACAGCGTCGGCAATTGCCGTTGCAGCCCCGGAACCACGACCAAGACCCGCCCCGGCTGCGGTGTGCTGAACCGTTGCCGCAGTATCGCCGATGATTGCGTCCATGTACGGATTGATAAAGTCCTCGCGCGTCTTGTCGTAAGTGTCCGAGAACTTGCCGCGATTGTAGACAAAATCTTCTGGGTCGTAGCCGCTGATGGCCTCGCGATAGGCTTGCACATCGTCGGCAGAGCCGAGAGAGCCGCGCCTGTCGTAGAATTGCCCGATGTCGGACAACATTTTCATGTATTCGTTGTCCTGCTGCTGCTGCTGCTTGGCAAGCCTGCCTCGCGCCTGGTCTCTACGGCGTGCGTCCTCGTTTGCCTGCATATTGTTCGATAAGAGCGTTGCCGCAGCAAGGCCACCCGCCACAAGTGCTGGAATCATAAGAGCCTCCTAGTTGTCGCTCAAAAGCTTGAGCACGCCCTGCGCCGACACGTTGTCAGCCAAGGACAAGTTAATCGTTGAATCGTTTACTTCCACCGTACTTCCGTCCGAACAGATAAGGAAACCGTCGTAGACTTCCGGGAGCTTGTATCCGGTCACTTTCGCCCCCTTGTGCGCGTTGACGAAAACGAGATTCTTCATGACCGTGACACACATCGTCTCCATCCCTTCGAAACCCCACTTGCCCTTGAAGGCTTCGGCTGCGTTCTTGTTCTCTTGCGAATAACGTATAAGTTTGACCATTGCCTACCCCTACATCATTGCGCAAGGCTCGAATTGCACCTTGAGGCCGACGATACAGAAAGGTATCTTTTCTGTCGTGCTGACCTCAAGAGTGAAGAACTTTCCAAGGCCGAGGCTGTACGCAACGGTTGTCCATTCGTACTCGCCGATTTTTCCCAAGTAGTAGTCCTCGTAATCGCTGAAGGTCGCGCCGTCCCACGAATAGCGGAAGCTCACGCGCGGATTAAGCTCCAGGTTGCCGTAGTGGTCATCGAAAGAATGCTGACCGTTATTGCACACAAGTTCAAGGCTGTCGATGTAGAAAGGCTGGTCATTGTTCGTAAGTACCCCGCCCCGTCTCATCTTCAGGATCGGCTTACCGTCGTGCTCCTCGTACACATTCTCGTCAAGATAGCAGAGATCCGTACCGCTTGCAACCATCGTCTTGTTGTACGCAAAGACGGAAAACATCCCGTAACGCCAGAATGTCAAGTTGTTCT